CATCTTGTAATCCCTCAACATTATTTGTTGCCATATACATCATTTGAAATGGATCTCCTAACGCACCAACTGCACCACCTAATACTTGTAAATTTGCAGCCAAATCTATTGCTTTCTCGGGTGACATTACCTTTTCCGCAATATCAAACACGTTTTGCATGTTCATTCTAAATTCAATAGATTTTTGAACCATCCTATTTAGACCCTGAGTACCATTTTCAAAACCATATTGGTTTAATTTACCGATATTTTTATTTAGTTCTTCAGTTGTTCTTCTGGCGTTCAAACCTAATGTGAGAGATGATTTACCAGCTGTATTTATATTCTCCAATGTCTTTTCTGCACCGATACCAACTAATTCAAATTGTCTAAGTACGGGTGCCATTTCTTTCATGTCTCCAATAAACGCTCTTGATGTCACCGCCATGTTTTCCATGATGGATTCATTCATTGTAAAAAATCTCCCAGTTTCTTTTGTTGCTGAAATTGCGGTATCTGCCAATTCATCAAATGAATAACCCATACCTTGTACACCATCTAAGGCGTCAACAATATTATTTCTGTAACCTCTAGATAATTCACCCCCAATTGCTATTTGAGAGTTTAATTTGTTTCTAAGTTCGACCTCTTTTTCTAAGATGTTCATTGCACCATCAAAAAGATTACCTAATCCTGTAGTGAATAAATTCTTTAATCCTTCTTTTAGAGGTTTACTACTAAAAAGTGCAGAACCAATTGCAATTGCTGCATCTGCAATTTTATCGGCCCCAATTAATTCATTGGCCGCCTCCGCACTTATCATTCCATATCCTGTTGTGAATCCCTGTGTTGATACTGCTTTTGATATAACACTTTTATTACCAGTGTCAGGTTTAGGCGTATTTTTCGAATTTGCTAAATTTGAATATGCCGCAGTTAAACTGGCACTCTCTTCGGCTGTTGGAACTCGTTTTAATTCACCTTCTAAATATTTTTGACCATCAGTGGGGTTACTAAACCTTGAAGCAATATCCGTGTAATTTATATTCGCCATATCAATAAATACTATTTAGGTGTGTTTTCAATTTCAATTAAATAATTGATATAGTACCTCCTAATATAGATAGGCATAAGGAGGATATCTCGATATGAGAACCCCCTTTTAACTAAATATAAAATTTCATCTAATTGTCCCTTACTATAGTCCGTAGAAAGGGCGAAAAAATTCTACCCCGAATCCAATTTCAACTTGGATATCTTCTCCTGACGGGGTCTTTACTGTTTTCTTTAAATCGAGTGATGGTTTATGTTCTTTAACAAATTTTCTAAAGTCTTGTGAGTCTTTAATTGGTAAATTCTGAATAAAATTATGAATTGACATCATTTCTTTATTTCCTTTTACGGACTTAATCATCATTTCCAATTCTTTTGTCACAAGAGGTGCAACACCATTTCCATTCCAACTCTTTTCGATATCTTCTAATTCTTTTTGTTGTTTTTTAGTTAAAAACTTAAAAGTAACATCAACCTTAGATTTTTCCATGAAAAATTTAAACTCACCATTTTCATTTGGGGTTAGTGTAAATTCTTTAAATTTTACTTCACTTAAATCTACCTTACTCGTGAATCCTTCATTTGTTTTTGGGTCTGTAACATAAACGTTAAACTCAGAACCAAACGCGGTATTTCTTAAAAAAATTAATATAGCTTGTCTGTCTTCATCAACCAAGTCATCAACACTGATATCCCTATCTAAAACTTTTCTTTTTAATAGTTCATCTACCACAGTATTACTTTGAATAAGATTTTGTGCTGACAAAACATTTTCATCCGATGCGGTTAGATACGCAACTTTTACTGATTTTTTTTGTGTTGTATAATGAATACCTCTACTTGGTAGTTCCACTATGTCATACGCGATTGTTGGGTCTATTGCAAATTGTTCCATGAAATATAATATAATTAATAACTCACTGATTGTAAAGTTTTAAAATAAAAAAGGTATCCTTTTGAGATACCTTTCTTTGACAGATTTTTTATTTTAGTAAACTTGGATACATCTATCCATTCTTAAACCACAAGTGATAGTTGCCAATTCATCTCTTGAGTAATCCAAATCACCAAAGTTTAAGTTGGTAATGAATGTACCTTGAAGAATCCATTTTTCAACCACAACACCGGTTGGGTCTAACATTTCAATTTCAATATCTTTTTTATAACCAGCGGCATATCCCATTCGACCAGTAACTGATTCCGCGTGTAAACGGAACCATTCCATTAATGCTTGAGAAGCTGAAGGACCAATTGGGTCTTTAAATGTTACCTGCATTTCTTCCCATTCAAATCTACCAGCAACATATGTTGATGTATTCAAGAAAGGAATTGGAACTGAGTTTATTTTTGCTTTAGGTCTTGAAGCGGATGTAACATACCATTCGTTAATTCCCAAAGTTGATGGAAATCTAACGATGAATCTATTTTGTCTTTTCGGTTCGTAAGGAACCGGCATTTTCATTAATAAATCTGCCATTTTGTATTTGTTAAGTTTTTTGTTATTTTCTTTCTTATAAATATACTCAAACTAAGAAATATTTTTTTTTAATGAAAATGATTCAACTTACTTGATTTTGTGAAAAATTTTCGTTAGTTTTTTACTAGTCCCAGTATCCAGTTCCAGAATATCTCTTAACTTATTAATAAATACTAGTATATCTAGTTTTATTATAATACTGGTCTAGTATTAATATAATACTGGGCGATTTATTAAAAAATAAAAGGGTCCCATTGGGACCCCTCTATTTTATTTATTTTTTTTATTAAATATTATCGAATGATGCTCCTGTTGGAGTAATGATGAATTCAACATCAATAAATTCAAGAGAACGTGTAGGTTTCACATAAATTTTTCCTCTAAGTGTGTTTGCGTCAATATCTTCTGGATCGTTTGATACTGTTACACGGAAGTCAAATAAACCTCTTTCTTTCTTAATTGATTCAAGAATTGGGTTTACCAATCTCAAGAATTCATTTCTAACTTGTTCGTCATTTTGTTCAAACAACAATCTAACTGCAACTGCTGAAATTAACTTTCTAGCTCTCAATAATAATCTTCTTACGTTGATTCTATCAAGTGCAGACTCTCTAACCTGAAGGGTTTTGTTACCCCAAATAATGGTTCCAGTATCGGAGAATGTTGCAATTGGGTTAATTCTGTTTTTGTAAAGGTCATCTCTTTCGTCAAGAGTTAACTTCTTGTATGCCTTAACAGCATTTACCAAACCTCTTGAATAACCTGCCACTGCAAACCATGGATAAGAAACGTTATCAGTTAACGCGATGTTCTTAAGAACTTCACCTGTTGGTGGAAGATACAACTGAGTTGCATTGTCACCATCTCTTACCTGAATCCAAGGCCAATAAGTTGCAGAATAGTTACTATCCAATGCAACTGAATCCAGATTATCAATTACTTCTTCCGCAGTTGTCACATTTGGAGAGTTAATTATGTAAAGTGAATCCGCTCTATCATTTTCAATCATCTCAATTGCTTGAGTAACCAATGAACTGTGGTCAAAGAAGTTAATACCTGGAGTTGCAAATACGTTAATGTCAATTGCTTCAGGGTTTGCGAATGTATTAATACCCGCTAAGTATGAGTAGTAATCAGAATTACCTGATACTGAACTGAATACTCCACTATTTGTAGTATGTCCATTTACATATGTTGGTCTACCAAAAATAAACGCGTCTCCATTAGTTCTAACATTTCTGTAGATATCCCAACCATCGAATCCTCCAAATACCGCGAAAGTAAATTTACGGGAACCGATGTTTGTTAATTGTCCTTTATCCGCACCTTCTAAGTTGTACGGAGTACACTGATATGTTGTTCCTGTAATAGCTGAAGCATTGGATGATAGGTGGAAACCAAAAGTTTCAGTTGTTGCACCTAATCCCTTATATTTCAACAAATCTCTATCAACACCAACTTGAGAAGAAAGACCTAAAGATACTTTTCTTACTTTATCTCCGTTTGATAAAATCGGTGTACCATTTACTTCATATGAAATTACATCACCTGAAGAATAGTATTCTGTTTTGTAAAGAACACTACCCAATTTACCTGATGAACCAAATACACTGTTATTTTTAAACCCTTTGAAACCAGCAGGGAATGCGTCAATTGGGTGATTATCTGCCATTGACAACATGATATATCTTGAACGTAATTCGTACTCACCATCAGATGTACCTACTTTTTTAGCTACATAACCAGGTAGGTCAGGATTCAAGTTACATCTTGTAAATTTCTCCAATACAACAAGATTTTCGTCAGTATCATTGAAGTCTCTAACTATCAAATCGAAGTCACCAGTATCCAAATCAATATTTTGAATTGTGATTTTCACTTGGAAGTTAGCTGATTCACCATCAGAAATTGTAATTACCTCAAATAAGTCTGCAACTTCACCACCTCTAACTTCAGAAACAACCATAGGTGATATTGTGGTATCCCATTGTCCTAAGAAATTATTACCATCGGTCTCAACTTCAACTGAAGTACTCAAACCTCTGATTAATCCTTTATCGAACGCAGTTTTCAACAAATTAGGGTAAGACTCGTGTACATAAAGTGGGAATTCTGATTTAACTTTATCAAAAACATCAGTTCCTAAAACTTTAGTGATGTATTTTGTGGATGTTGTATCTAATGAACAAGTGAATGATTTAGCACCAGATGTACTACCTGTTACATTCAAAGTAAATTCACCCAATGGATTACTATCCAAATCGAAACCAGTTGTTTCAGAAATTCCTACAGTTGAACCTGTTACTTCCAAAAGAAGTGTTTGACCACTATAAGATCCTCTTGGTCTTAATGCGGCAACAACAACATTATGATAGTCAGAATTTAATTCTGCGTCGTATGCATATCTTGTTACATTGAAGACTCCTGAACTACCACTATAAACGAATAAATAACCATATACATTAGTAATAGTAGCACCACTGTTAAAAAATGTATTGTACCATTCTTTTTCATGATTGGACGTTTCGTTATCTAAACCAGTCAATGGAGATATTACTTCACTTCCAGCGGTTAATGCAGCCACGTCGTCAGCATCACATTGACCCAATACGAACCATTTACCATTATCCGCGTTGGTATATCCACTGAAATTTGATTGAATATAAGTTGTTATTGAACTACCATTGTGAGCAGTTTTACCTGAAAGTTCTCCAAAAATTGGAGAAGTGTTTGGTGTATCAGGGTCCATAGTCACACCGCTTGTTGAAACGGTATCTAAATCTACAGTAACACCACCTAATGTTTTAATACCAAAAGTTTTATTTGGTTTATAACCTGTTAAACCTAAAACTCTTGTTACGAATAATTGATTTGACTCTTCTAAATAAGATTTTGCAACATATGGTAATTCATATTTTGGATTACCTTGACCATCTTTAATTGGTGAGGAGGGACCAAAATATGTTTTGAACTCATCAAAGTTGCTAATTAAGATTGGTTCGAATGCCGGACCCTTTAGGGTTTCGCCAACTAAACCGAGTGTTGTTACACCCACACTTTGAGCCACAAATGTTAAATCCTTTTCTGAGGTGTATACACCGGGAGAAACGAAAACTCTGTTTGAACTTGCCATTGATTAATGTTTGATTAAATAATTTATTACTTTGTTTATAAATATCTTTGTTTTTATGAAAGATTATCACAATAATCACACACTGGATATTTATTTATCTAATAGTATCTTTTATTATCTTTTACATGGAAAATACCCACAAAAATGTTAAAATAAGTGAAAAACACCACGAAATGTTAAAAAACCATTGTGGTGAAAAGGGTATGAAAATTTATAAATTTTTAGAAAAGTTGATTGAGGATAACTGTAAACCTAAAAAAAAGGATTTATACGGGGAATGATTAATAAAGGTATGTCACCCCAATCACAGAACCGATACTAGGTGTACCTTGTAATGTAATTTCTTTTTGACCCGTAATTTCAAATCCTCCACCCTCATCTTCAATAAGACCGTTGATGTCTAACGTAACAACACTATCAATAAAGTTTAAAACTTCAAAGGATAATGTTGAACCATTATATGTAAAGTATTCAGTTGTTACTTGTATTGGTCTTCCATAAGTGTCAATGATAACACTATTTCTTCCTTTATAATATGTTATGGTTACAATACTACCTTCTAATGGTGGTGTTACAAATGTTATTTTAGATGTTCCAGCAACATGAAAATAATCAACATCTCTTTCCTGAATCAAACCATTTATTGCAACATTAAATAGAATACCAATAGTCTCACCAACACTGAACGCAGTTTGTAAACCATCTGCAGTGAAACTTACAATGGTAATATCAATAGTTTTATTTATGTATCTCTTTTGATAGTTGTTACTTTGAATAAATTCATTCATAAGGAACATTCTACTTAACGCCGGTTTAACTTCAAATTCATCACTATCAATAAGAATACCTAAGAGAATAAATTTATAGGTTTGAATATAGAATCTTCGATTATCCAAAGAGTCCATTGGTGTACTATCATCAATTCCATCTAAAATAATTGGAATATAATGTCCTTTAACTGTGGTGTAGGATTGTCTCGATGAGAATTTTTGTAATATAATTTTATTAAACTTATTTAAATCTCTGAATTTTGTACACACTATAGTAACTTCATAGGATATGTCAATTGCAACGGGTTGTGGCATTTTGTATACATCGGCACCCATTTGAGTACCGTTCCATGTAGGAACTGATGCATAATAGAATGTACTTCTGTCAGGTATCGTTCTTTGGACTGACGGATTTGTACCCGGTTGTGCGTCCGGTTTTCTAATAAGAGCAATAAATGGAAGTTTTACGTTACCATCGTCATCACTAAAATTCCAATTGTTCGTGAATTCCCCCCACCTTTGAATTGTCATTATCTTAGGTATAATTGGTATTGTCTCACCATCCGTAACTACTTTGAAGTTTTTCTTGATGAAATCTAACATCCCACCATCTAAGTCATCGTGTAATATTGAATCAGGTAGATATGAATCAGATTTGGTAATTCTATCTAACAACTCTTGTCTTCTCTCGGTGATTTTCTGTCCTTGATAGTACTCTTTGTTTCCGAAAACTTCTATATCGTTTTTTCTTTTTGGGACACCCATGTTATATACCTCTAAATTCTGATTCT